GCCGCTGTCGTTGTAAATGCTGATCGCATCACCAACAGCAAAGACACTAGCTGGCACTGTAATACCACCAGTAGTAATGGAGATATGCTTACCAGCATCACTTGCTAGTAGCGTATAAGCTGCTGTCTTAGCGTTCTGTGGAACCTTAGGATATGTCTGCGTAGCATTGAAGACAATATCACCAGTCATGGTGCCACCAGACCGTGCCAAGGCAGCGTTAGCTGTGGTCTGAGCACTGGTTGCTGTAGATAATGCGGTATTTGCTGTGCTGGCAATACCGTTAGCAGTTGTTTCAGCAGCTTGTGCAGTGGTCAGTGCAGAGTTGGCAGTTGCTGCAATACCATTTGCTGTAGTCGAAGCTGAGTTAGCAGTTGCTTGTGCAGCATTAGCTGTAGATATAGCGGTGTTACTGTTAGCAAGTGCCGTGTTAGCTGTCGCTTGTACAGCAGAAGCATCAGTACTTTCAGCAAAAGCACGAGTCTCTTGTGAATAATACAACACCTGTGTGAAGTTATCGTTTAAATCTTGTGATCGAATAGCGGATCCAGAATAAAACGTAGCATCAGGTGTATCACCAGGCGTATCACGATAAATTCTAATAGCAGCCCCATTAACTGGAGCTGTATTAAACTGTACAGTGGTAGCGTTGGCTAGGGTATATGCAGTTGTCAGTGTACCGTTAATGCTAACTTTAATGTCAGCAGTACTAAGATATGGAAAGGTGAATGAATAGAGAACAGTAGACCCGTTCCCAGTGTATGTATTCTGAGTGACAGCCATCGCTTAAAACGATCAATAGGACATTGTTTGCTTCATGTTATCGAGGAACTGTTTGGCACCGTCGATATCACCCACCTGAAGGAAGCTCTCAACAGTTTGGTTCTTGTAAACCTTTTGTTGGATCTTATCACGTGTTGAGATCTGTGATTCAGCATAACGCATGGATGAACGTAGTGCTGTATCAAGATACAAGTGAATATTCTTGAACTTCTCTACATCAGGTTGTAGACCCAGTTCTCGTGCTTTTTTAAACTCTTTACGGAACTCCTTACCATCTTGTGTCTGCATGATACGTTGGATTTCTCGTTTAAAGATACCCTGTTTACCCATCATGCTGGTAACTTCAGCCCGCTCATCTCCACTATATTCAACACCCCTACCGTTGGTTTGGAGGCTTGGACGTGCATCATATTCAATGTCCATCAGGAATTGCTTCTCAGGACTAATAGAGCCGCTCACCTTCCACGGTAGATAGGTATTCCAAACACGAGCAAAGAAGTTGGGAGGTTCACCAACTTTACCACCATCAATCCAATCAGCTGCATCAGGAAGAGTCTGTTTACCAATTGGATTACGGTTAGCTACAAGGTCAAAGAAATTATTCTCTAGTTCTTTTTTAGCAGGAGACAGCAGCCTTGCGAATTCAGCCATTAGGCTAGAACCAGGCATTGCAGCAGCTGTAGCAAAGGAGGATGTCCAACGGTTAATTGCACCAACATCACCACGAACCACATCATTCAATGGTTCAAGGGCAGCCAGCATTGATTTGTCAGTAATAGTAGCACTAAGGACAAAACCTGCAGCACGTAGGTTCTCAGCCAACTCAGCAGAGTTCAGCGAATCAAAGTTATCCATGATGTTAACAGTGAGTGCTACCCAATCGCTAACACCTGGAATACCGTCATAACTCACCCAACTACCACCAGGTAGTCTAATCGAACGTGGTTTCCAATCAGCATCTCTACGAAGGCGTTGCTTCTCTTTATCATAAAGGCCATCACCAGTGATATTATCGCTCATGAACATGCCAACAGCACTCATGACAGCTAGCGTACCAATAGCCTTACGCCCCTTCAGTTCAGCACGAACAGTGTTATACACACTTTCAATGTTTTCCATGCTGTAGTCAATGCCACGAGAAGACAGTAGTTGCTCTACTTCTTCTCCACTCATCTCAGCAAACTTACGATCAAATGCGTTGACTTGATCCAAGAAAACACCAACAGGATTATGAGTACCGAAGTACTGAGCCATGTTAAGGGGTGTCTTAGTAAACAGCAGGAATGGCTTGAGAATAGGGGCAGTACGAAGAAGACCAGACAACGCATCATTAGCTGGATTGTCCAGACTCATTGCAATTTCACCAGAAGCAAAACGCACTGCAGTATCAGTAATGTTATCGTCTTCATCAAACATTGCTGAATAGATTTGTTTAGACAGTGCATTGGATGCCTTGGTATCTAGCGGCAGTACACCACCTTTAGTGACCTGATCCCAAGCTCTACCACGTGCTTCCCAGTTAGCAATAACAGCTTGTGTAAAGCCATCAAATGCTTGCATACCTCGTTGTCCAAAGCGTAGCCAAGGATGTTGAGCAAGATCATTCTGTGCTTCAACAATCGACATCATCACTTGAGGACCGTATTCACCTTCCTGTGCCTTAGCGTCAGCGAATGCTTTAAGTAGTTCAATTTGCTTATCTTCTGCAACACCCATGTCCTCCTTAAGAGCCATGACATATGGATCAGAAGCAGAACGCCTGAAGACTTGGTTCATATAACCAAGACCTTTGGTAAGCGTATCCCATGCTGCTGCATATTGATACCAACCTTTTTTAAAGGCTTTTGTATCGCCGTTAATTACGGCACCAGCAGCTTGTGAAAGTGGGCGTTCAGCAAGCAAAGCAATGTTTGATACACCAGCTTTAATTGGTGTTCCAATGGCGGACAACGTAGAGTTATAAACATTAGACCAGAATCCACGCAGCACTGCTGACGGAATATTAGGCTCACCATCAAAGAAGGCTTTGGAGAACACACCAAGAGAGTTCCTGACATAGTTGTTCAGCTTAGAGACTGTATCAACCTTACCATCAGTAAACTCATATGCCATCATAAGTGGTGCCAACATCTCTGGACGTTGGTCTTTAATCTCACGCAAAGTGTTAATGGTTTGCTTAGCGTCTGCTTTGATCTTTTCAATAGCTTGAAGAGTAGCGTTCTCTTCATTTTTAATGGCATTGTTAACACGAGTAGCGTAGGCAGCATCGGCAGCATCGCTCCCTTTTGCAGTCAACCTATTCCACAAGTTCAACATATTCAAAGCACGACCCCTTGAATAAGAAGTCATACCTTTTTGAGCCATCAAGAATTCAAGCCTATCAAGGATCTGTTCCTCAGCACGTTCAACTGCTGCTGTACCATCCATAAGACGTACACCTTGAGCCATGTCAGAAACCTGACCAGCAAATGATGTACCAACATATGCCTGAGCACGCATAACATCCATGTTAGCGTAGTCATCCATCAGCTTATTGATTGTCTTAAAGACAGCAGCATAAGCTTCACTTTTCAGTACAGGAGCACCAGTATCAACGTCAACACCTTGCCACTTCTTCAACTCTTGTTGGAGTTGTGGGGTATCCATTTTATAGAAATCAAAGGCAAGGTCTTCACCAACCTGCATGATCTCTTTGTGGGAGATGTAACGACCGGAAGCAGTCTTATAGCCATATTCACCAGCTTCTTTCAGCTGTTCAGCAATACCACGAATAATTGCTTCTTGGCCACCAGGAACATCAAGACCAAACTTAAGTGCAGGTTCGGAGATAACACTACCAACCCTACCGTAAACACTGTCGATATTTTTGGCGACACGTACTGCATCTACTGATGCACCAACAACACCAAGCTCATCTACTGAACGAATGCCTGATTCCTCATACCCATAAAGATCATGGATACCAAGCTTTGGTTCATCCAGGTTTGTGTTCTTTGAGAAGTTGTATTCACCTAGCTCGTCTAAAGCGTCTGAGCGGCGTCCAGAAGACGCTGCAATGGCCCCCTCGATGTCATCGCCTAGGTCCACACTCATGTTCTTTGCAAACCACTGTGAGGCCTTCTCAGACTCAGGTACCCATTGAGTAGAACGTACAACACCACGGATACCTTTGACAATTTTACCAACACCTTCAGCAAAGTCTACAAAGAGACCAAGACCTACACCTTCAGTTACATTCTTCTGGCGTTTAAGGTCAGGACTATCAGTATCAAGTGTGGCTACATCATCAGGAATCCAACCAAATTGAGCTGGAAATGATTTCTTTAATGCACCACTAAGGTTGTCATCAGTTTGATTGATTTCAACTGCATAATCAACACCAGCACCAACACCAGCACCAAGCATCTTTGGTGCTAGGAACTTAAGAAATGGATCATTGAATAGTTTAACACGACTAGCAGTAGCAGCCGCTTGAAAACCACTGCCCAATCCTTTGGTTAGAAAAATAGTAGGTAGAGCAACACTACTGACTTCCCTAAGACCTTGTGTGATATCGTTTTGGAACTTTGGTGCTTTCTTTAGCTCAACACCGGGAAGCAAATTAATGGTATCAACGAACCAATCATTAAGACCTTGACCAGGCGCTGATAGTACATCAAATGTTTGTTGAAGGATATTTCTATCCTTACCTTGTTGTTGACCTTGACCCGTAGGTTTAGTCGGTTGTTGCTGGGTTCCCTGAGGTTGAGTGGGAGCAAGCTCCTGTTGGATTGCTTGCTGACGGGACATGCTTTCCATAATGGACATGTCCCTAGCATTTTGCTCAGCTTGCATCCGAAGCATTTGCTCCTCTTCAACCGTCATGTCTGGCGTACCATACAGGACCCCTTGCATGAGATCGTCTTCATTCATTGTCGTGTTCAGTTATTATTGAAACTGTTGAACTACATAACGGCGAAGGTTGTCAAATCCAGAATAAGGTGCCATACTCTTGCTACCCCTAGGAGCTGGGGCTAGAAAGTCAATAGAAGCGATGGTGCCATCAGCTGAACGTACATTACCTGTACCACCTTGAGTACCGATAATATCACCCGCGCCAACTTGTTGGCCAGGACGTAATGTTACACCATCTGCCAGGTGTCCATAAAGAACATCCACCTTTTGACCCGTCAGTGGATCGACAGACTCAATAACTACATAATTACCGTAGCCAGGCTCGCGGCTTACATCTTTAACTACACCACCAAGTACGGCTGGAAATCTTTTACTTTCAAAGAAAAGATCTACACCAGGCTGACCACTGGCTGACTCAAAGTTAATAGAAGAGGGTCTCTCAAAACTTGTAGCACCATACCGTTGCATACTAGGGCGCATAGTCCCGCCACTTCTTAATGCAGACACATCGCCATATTTAGCGCGTGCTTTTTCAAAGCGTTCGTATAAACCTTTTGCATAGTTTGATTGTCTGGTATTAGGTCTACCTGCATCTACCCAACTCTTAAAGCCAGTTTCACCCATGTTCCACACATAAACTGTATCCTTCCAGTTACCGTACTTTTTGTAGATACCAGACAAAATACCAGCACCAAGAGTTAGGTTAAGACGTGGATCCTTAAGCGCACGTTCACGTTCAGCACGAGTAGCACCAGGACCATGAAACTCTTGACTGAGTTGCATAAGACCAACACCCGCTGCAGCACCACCCATTGATAGAGCATTAGTGTCCCAATTAGTGTTCTCAGCTTCAGCAAATGCAGCAACGAATGCAGGATTGATACCAGCCTTCTGAGCTGCCTCTACAACCATCGGACCATAACCCTTAGGAATAAGTCCAGGGTTAAAGGTTCTAGTAGTTGCCATTGCACGGGTAGACAGTGAAGGTGTCTGATAAGTATCTAGTTGACGTTGAAGTATTGGACTAACCGTTGTGCTAAACGATGCCCTAGCTTCAGGCAATTGAACAGCCTTCTTACCAGCTGCCAACCGTTGACGGTTAATAACAGTAAGTGGATCAACACCAAACAACCTACCAACATACTCAGCCATTGGATCCATTTTGAATCCAGGTTTTTGCATCTGTTGCTCAATTGAATTGAGTTCTGAGATTGTAAAGATAGAACCGTTGCTATCTAATGCCTTTGTACCAAGCCTAGAGATACTACCTTCAACCCACTGCATACGGGCAGTAGAAGCTGAAGAAGGTTTTGCAGTTCGTGTAAATGCTGCGTAACCACCAAGATTAGTGCTATCTGTAGAGAAGAACTTAGGATTCTTAGCTTGTGCTGCGAACTCTTGTTGAACAAAGGATAGCGCAGCCGATACAGCATTAGGATCACCAGCTGCTTTCAGTTGTGAGTATTTAGTCAGGAATTTATTCTGCAAGTACTGAGTCATTAGAGGAACACTCCAATGGTAAGTACCGTCAGGTTTAGCCTGAATAGTCGGGGGAGACTTAGCTAGAGCAGCCAAGGCATCCATCTGCGGTTTGAAGTTACTGTTGGCTTGACGGTCAGCACGTGTAGCCTCAGCAATATTCCTCCATTTGGCTGCAACGGTACCAGGGATACCCATTGCCTCCATCCGTTCAGTAGTCAGTAGGCCAACATCTGCTAATGCTTTCAGTTTTTTATCTAACTTTTCCCGGTATAGTGCATTGGTAGACTCATTCTTAATGAGATTATCAAGAATGTCACTACGTGTGCCTGGCGTAACCCTACCTTTGAACATTTCATTAAGGCGTTCCTGAGCTGCCTCACCGTCTGCCTCTGTAAATCCATTCGGATTGTTTTTCAGAATTTGCGCTAAATCCTTTGCGGCCTGATCGTACTCAACTTTAGTTTCAGTCTCTTGCAGATTGATTGAGTCTAGAGCACGTTTTCTAGCATTATCAAAGGCACGTGTGACTGCAATAGTCCCTTGATCGCGTTCGTTAAATTTTCGAAATGTAGTTATGGTACCATCATCGAGTCTAATAGGCGTATCAAGAGTTTCTTGCCAATTAGTTAGTCCTTGCTGCCAATCATCACTTTCTGCAGCTAATGCGTAGTAACGCAAAAGATCAGCCTTTGCAACCTCTCGTTGTACACCTGATGGTTTAGTAGATACATAATTAACAGCAGCAGCAGCACCATCTGTGGTAATCATGTTATGATAGCCACGGACAATATTATCATCTGCAAGCTTTTCAGCTGCTTTTCTGAACTCAGCGTTACTGGCAGCAGTCAACTGAGTCTCAAATGCTCTAATTGCAGGATGAATATAGGCAGCTGCTACTTGAGGAGCTATATTAAGCGCTCCAGATTCTCTCAAATAGTTAGCTCTGATTTGAGAAATAATAGTTTGCTGAGCTTCAATATTGTTAGAACGCCGCGCTTCTGCGTAGCTAAGCTCTTGATCACCACCTACTTTGAATTTGGTATCTTGATTCTCGTTGAAATAGTTACCGTGACCAGAACCAATACTTTCAGCAAGTTGGCGGTTATCAGCCCAATACTTAGCATTACTATGTTTTATCAGATATCGGATATCTTGAATAGAGCCGCCAGAGTTAATAAGCGCTTTGACGTACTGATTTTCAGATAACTCTTGATCCGTTAAATTTCGGTTAAGTTTATGGATCTCTTGTAGCGTCTTAAGGCTTGGGTTACCTAGCGCATACAACGACTGCTGTACACCAAGCTTAATGCCTTCCTCACGTTTCTGATAGACTTCATTAACAGCCTTGAAAGCAGTCTCAGAAAATGAAGAAAGAGCCTTCAATGTATTCAGCTCATTCCTTCCTTCAGTCTCAGCACTACGAATAGTTTGTTCGTAGTTCTGATTGATTTGATCTTGAACACGTGCTCGGTTATCCTGATCTTGTTTGAAGATCATATCCCGATTACTCTTCTCCAACTGCTGCGTATTTTGCATAGCAGTTAGATACCTATCCCTATTGTTCAGATCAAACTCTTGTGCCTTCTGCATAGACTGCATCAAGCGCCGACCTTGATCTATGTACTTATCTGTTTGGTCCGGAACTTTAATAGGGTTAAACTCACCCGGACTAGCATAACTTTTAAATTTAGCCATAGTTATTAGCCTGTTGGGGGTTTAGGTACAGAAGGCGTATAACTAGCTAGTGCCGCATTAAATGCACCGGATGCAAACGATGCAAGACCTGTACCAAGAGCACTTTGAGTTGCAATAGCACCTTTCTTAGGTCTAATGCTATTCCACAGCTTCTTATCAAACTCCAAAGGATCTTGCAGTTCAGGTCTCGGCAGAGCAATAGGTGCAGGAATAGGAACAGGCTTCATCGGTTCAAGCATTATATTAGCAACAGCATTGAGGTCTGCCTGCTTCTTACTCATAATCGCTTGGTTACGCATCACCTTGGCTTGGTTACCGAGGCTAGCACGTGAAGCAGCAAGTTGAGCTTTATCAAGATAGAAGCTATCATTGATCTGTTCCAACTTCAAATTGACAGCTTCAGAAGACAGTGAGTAGTTTTGCTCAGCGTTGAAGACGTTCTGAATGATAGCAGCAGTAGCTGCACCAACTTTAGCAATGGAAGCTCGTGCTACTTTCTCTGCACTAACGCCCATACCACCTCGTGCCTGAACAGCTCCTGCCTGCTCCAGCCCTTCCACATAAGCACGTTGCTTTTCAATTAAACCCATACCACGAGACTGTTGAAGAGTTGCCTCGGCTTGCGCCATATTCAACGCTTCTCCACGTTGAGCATAGCGATATTCAAGCATGGTGGTAGACTCTTCAAAGTCCATCATAATACTCTGCTCTTGTTCCCACCGTGCAGTGTCCTGCAAGGCGAAGTCATAAGCAAGGTTATTATAGTCTAGTTGCTGGAGAGCAGTCTGTCGTGACTTGTTGTAACCACGAAGTTGATTGGCATAGTCAAATGCACCAATCTGCATCTGATAGCGCCAATTCCTATTAGCGGTCTCCTCTTGATAAGCAAGGTTGTTTTCAATGTTAAAGCGTTGAATATTAACACTTTGCTTATCGTATTTATTTTGACGCCTGGCTGTAATTTTGTTGAACTTCCAATTGGCTACATTGGCTTCATGTTGAAGTTCAGCTTGACGTTCTGCTGCACGGTTTTGAGCATCAGCTTGAGAGGCTCCAAAAAGTCCTTGAACAGCTGAACCAACCAAGCCAATGCCAAGACTTACAGGATCAAATACTTCCATCAAGCCCTCCTATAATAACGTGGTGCGTAATTACCTTCCCATGTCATACTGTTAAATGCAACTGGAAATGGTGAGTTACTATTGATTCGTAAATCATAGTTTGTATTCTTTTGATGAATAGGTACCGTAAGAGTTGTCCTATCTACAATAGGTGAACTGTTGGCTAGATAATAACCAGCATATTGAACCCCCACAGTATTCTTCCATTCAGGAGAGCCGAATCGTTTAATGTAGAAGTTAACTGAACCGCTAAGGCCTACATCAAATTTGATCCTAGCAATAGTCAAAGAAGACGTCCAATCAACGGTACGATCAGACTTATAGAAATAACGAGGTAGTTCAATATCGAAATCATACTCATACCCTACTACTAGGTCAAACTGTTTACCAACCCAATTACCTTCAATCAACCAGTTACCGTTGTTATCAACCTCTACATCCATCACATAGTTGACAGTTGTATTAGATTGTGTCGTAGGAATAAATAGGTTAGAGTAAGATGTAGATGGTCCTGGAGCAACAGTAGGAACAGTCATAGCTACTGGCTTGAGGCCAGTAATATGCTTATAAGTACGGGGTAGTGTTGATTTGTTAGTATTACTATTATAGGTAATAGCACCTGCAGAACCAGCAATATAACTGTAGTCTAGACGTACCTCAGGAAGAGATACTTTATCTACTTCAGTAGTAGTGAATGCACCTTGGACAAGATCAATATAACTAACCTTATACTCTCCGTTACCCCTAGTAAGGACAACAAGGTAGTTATCAATGGTTACCATGATCTGTACTTCATCAGGCATCTTCCATCGGAACCATGCCTGCATCAGTTGTTCCTTGCCGTTGGTATAATACTTATACAGGTAGATGCTATTGGCTTGTTTACTGTATAGTGCTAGCAGGGAGTCCTGAGCATTAACAGTAAGACGCTGTGCATCAGGTGGTAGGTACCCAGCAACAATCTTACTGATATCTGCTACCTCAGCTGATTCAAGGTTACCACGTGGTTGCATACCAAGTAGCCTGGAGTAGCCAGAACCACGAGCAACAAACCCAATAAATTCACCAGTGTCTTGTGCTAAGACACTACGATCACTTTCGTACTGACTAATAGTACGGACAATGTTATCACTGGGTGAGATGATACCACTTTCAGAGTACAGCAGATACTGCTCATACTCACTGAATAGGATCAAGCCTTGTGCTTGAGGTACTGCACAATATAGATTACTGACCCTAGTACTAGACGTTTCAACGTCAACTGGATCAGAAGCTAAGACAGTTTGAGCACTGGTAAAGAAGAAGTTCTCAAAGTCTTTCGCCACACTCATAACAATCGTGTCTGCCGTAAGGAAGATCAAACGGTTGCTGTAGATAAGACCAAACTTAATCGTACTACCTACAAATGAAGGTAGAGGGTTACCGTAGTCATTACCAGTGAGACGTGGTGACCAAGTTTCCTTGGAGATGGAGAACTGATTAGTACCAGTATTGACAAGCTTATAAGGCATTGTCTCAGCATTCAGTCCATTGGAAGCTAACTGAGCTACATACTTACCAGCAGTGGCAATTGGTACACCGTTTTGATCAGTGTCAATATCCCAACCTACTGATTCTTCCCAGTAACCAGAACCTGCAGTAACAGCGTTGTTAGCACCAGGACTGTTGCCAGTAGATACAAACTTCACAAAGTAGGAAGCACGTTCATCTACAGAGTTAAGTACCTTTACCCTACGTCCAGGTTTGGTAGAAGCAGCAAGTCGAGCAGGACTAGATACTTCGTCTTGGTAGACAGTCAGTCCAATGCCGTCAGTACCACCGCGTACCTCAATGGTGAATGGTGTTTGACCATCATTACGTTCAATCTCCAAGCTATTGGAGTATTTGGTAACAGTGTAGTTAGCACTAAGGCCAGCATCCAAAGCAGTTTTAAGACCAGTGAGGATCATATCACCAGTCAGGGTGTTAGTATTGTTTGGTGAATTATACGTGTACTTTGTACCGTTTACCCAAACAGCATACTCTCGTTCATGCTCAACGCTAGCTAGTACAACTGTAGCACGTACATACAGGTAATAGTTGGTTTTAGCATTCATCAACACCGTCTTGTTTTTATTGACGATGTATGTCTGATCAAGATATGAGAACGTATAGAAATCATCCAACCCAGTTGTAGTATTGGGAGGAGTAAGATAACTAACTACATCAGCTGCCGTCTTATTAGTAATCGTGGCTTCAGTAAAGGTTAGAATACCACCAGCATTTTGTGGTACAGTATTCCAAATACGAATGTTACCAGTAGTAGTGATGACACCAATGTACCTTTCATCGTTATCACGAGACACGGTAAACCAATGTCCGTTCTTCAAGGTATCAGAGTTATCATTTACATAGGAAGACAATAACCCAAGAAACTGACTGCCGTTCCTCTTTAGTAGTCCGTATGTAGGATCAGGGTAACCATTTAGGATTTCATTAACTTGTCCTGGTTGTTTCTTGGTATCTGTTTGGCGGCTAACACCACCAAGAAATGTAGGGATAAATTGAGTGACTGCTGCCATCAGAACCTTTGCAGAGTATTGTAGGGTTGGTAGCTTTGATAATAAGTACCTTGGCGGGGATAACCAAACATACTATAGTCTCCCTGGTTGCATTCATACTCTAGTGCAATAGCACGAGCATATGCTTCCTTTTGTTGAAGAATTTGGTATTGAGTGGAGTCACCAATAAGACGACTAGAAGCAACAGAAGCTGCACGACATGTGATATAGTCTTGGATAGGAGACGGAAGGTCTTCCCATTCCCATAGCCATAGAACATCACAGTACACTGGTTCATACCAAGTAAAGGTATGATTCATGCGATCGTATAGTTTACCGTTACGCTTAACGACATCTCTTTCACGATAAGCTACAAACCTAGGGTCATCAGACAGGTCTAGCTGCAGCACATTATTAGGCCACAGAATCTCATTATCGTTATTTGGGGTGAATGGATAATTAAACTCTCGGTTAAATGTCCAACCTTCCCCTTGAACTTCTCTTGATACTTCATGCAAAGTATCGTAAGCAATCGCAACGTCCGGGTTGGTTACTACTGTAACTGATGCACCGTTTTGATCGGTAATGGTTTCAGTATCAATAGAAGTTACAGGTGCCTGACCAACTGACGCCAGGATCTGATTGACAGCTTGAAGCTCAGTCTTAGAGCCAGTGGTAGAATGCGACATAACAATAATGTTATATGTTTAATAAATAGAAAAGGGGGACCATGTAGATCCCCCCAGTAAGTCAACCTTTATCAGACTGCAGTACGGCTAGCATCGAGAGCCGGAGAATCGGCTTCAACACCAGAGTAAGCAGTACGGAAGCCTTGGGTTTCAGAGAACACACCAGAAGCGTTCACAGTGCCACCAAAAGCTTGGCGAGTCTTGGCAACAGAACGACGAACAGCATGGTTGTCAGAGACGGCCAAGGTACCGTTGTCGGAATAGGTGTTACCCAGAGCACCAGTAATAGTGCGAGTAGCAAAGTTAACGGTACCAGCGACACCGTTGTCGCCAGCAGCAACAGTAAGGTTTGCCATAATTTAATTACCTCAGGAGCGAGCCGACTGCAGCTCAATAGCAGCAGCGGGGTTCAGCCAATCAGCACCCATGGCCAGACGACCGATGATCAGATCGCCTTGGTACATGGCCTTCACATCACCACCAGTGGTTTGGATTTGGGGACCAATGCCTTGCACCACAGCAGCAGCATCACGCTGATAGATCAGACCACAGTGGGTCGAGAAGTTACCGCTGTAATCGTTGTTCTCACCATCCACACGGCTAACGTTACCAGCCAGGAAGGGCAGGTTGTTAGAACGACGGATCGAAATACCAGCGATTTCATACAGGCCTTCACCGCTGTTCAGGTTACCTTGCGAGGCACCAAAGTCACGGTTGAGGATATTCGTGTCGACCTGCGACACAAGGGCATAATATTGCCGAGGATTAAGCACGGCAGTACGACCTTGACGGGGCACATTCTTCTCGTCGAGAATACTGGCGGCCTCGAAGAATGCGTCAACCAGGGCTTGAGCATTGTACTCATTGTTAGCACCCAGTTGGATCACAGAACCACCAGGCTCAGGACCAGGAGCAGCAGTGATCGGATGAGCAGTACGCGCAGACTTAGCGATCACACGGAACACTTTCTTATCGTATGCTTCAGCCAGAGCATGACCAATCTTGGCAGAAATCTCGCTCCGCAGAGAGTAGTGAGCAAGAGTTTCGTCAAGATCATAAACGAAGGCAGAAGACACCAGCAGATCGTCCATCAGCACGGTCTTCTCAGCCACGGGAGGATTAGACGTCCCGAGGATAGGCGTGCCAGGTTGATGATAGCCAGCCGTCATACGGCCAGTATAGATGAACTGCAGCGATTTGCCGTTACGCAGAGTACGATTCTGCACAGTATCTTTTGCGATACACACAGACTCATACGCTTTAATCATCTCACCGCTAAAAAGCTTGAGGTAGGTAGCGTACTTGTTATCGTAATCAGCACCACCTTGGGTAAGACCAAGGCCAGGGGTTTTGTTGAGGTTACCGGTAGCCGTAATAGTTGCGTTAGGGGCTACACCGGGATTCGGGGACCAGGTTGTCATTGTTAGAAAAGAGAGATGTTAATGTACGTCTCCCTAAGCGCTTAGGAATTCACAGGACAAGTAGTCATGTGCATTCAAATTATTGATTTGTCTGTCTCTCCAGACTGTCAATGGCAAAGGGTGTCGGTCGTAACCGGCCTAAGCCAAGAGGAGTCAGATCCGACATTGAGGTGTCTGACTCCAAACTTTAATAAGGGATTTGCTTATTAAAGGTTATTTCTTTTTAGCAGTCTTAGCAGCACGCTTAAACTGTGCTGCAGTCGGAGCACCAGCAGTGCCAGGCTTCCTCATCTTCTCTCCACTACCAGCAGCAATACGCTTACGCTTGGCGTGGATGTTAGCATATAGACCTTGTTTAGCCATTTAACATTTCCATTTACGAAGTGCCAAGGCCTTACGTGTAGGCCTACCTTTCTCGTCTTTCATGGGACCTTTGACCCCAGACATACGAGCACAGAATGAACGCTTTCTTGGACCACCTTCAGGTTGAGGTGCCTTCAAATTAGAGCCAGTCTCTCGATTGTACTTAGCACGGCCAGCAGCTGTAAGGCCACCAGTACGTGACTTATGTTTACCAATCTGTAAACTAACCGATTTTTTTTGAGCCACCTTTGCCACCTTTGTGACCCTTCTTTCCGCAAGACATTACATTAACCAATAGTAGGAGCAGTCAGTGCTACAGGAGTTGTCTCAGCTGCTGCCAGATCAAGTGGGAAGTTATGGGCATTACGTTCATGCATCACCTCAAAACCAAGGTTAGCACGATTGAGAATGTCAGCCCAAGTGTTAATCACTCGCCCTTCAGAACTGACAATGCTTTGGTTAAAGTTGAAGCCATTAAGATTAAAAGCCATGGTCGAAACGCCCAGACTAGTAAGCCAAATACCAACAACAGGCCAAGTAGCAAGGAAGAAATGAAGGCTACGGCTATTATTGAATGAAGCATATTGGAAGATCAAACGTCCAAAGTAGCCATGAGCGGCAACGATGTTATACGTCTCTTCTTCTTGACCAAACTTGTATCCATAGTTCTGAGATACTTCTTCAGTCGTTTCACGAATAAGACTAGACGTAACCAGACTGCCGTGCATCGCGCTAAACAAAGCCCCACCAAACACACCTGCCACTCCAAGCATATGGAGGGGGTGCATAAGGATGTTATGTTCAGCTTGGAAGACCAACATAAAGTTGAAGGTTCCTGAGATACCCAAAGGCATACCATCAGAGAAGCTTCCTTGGCCAAAGGGATAGACAAGGAATACAGCGGTAGCAGCCGCCACTGGAGCCGAGTATGCAACAAAGATCCAAGGCCTCATTCCTAATCGATAAGACAGTTCCCATTCTCGGAGAAGGTAAGCATAGATACCCACCAAGAAGTGGAAGATGATGAGCTGGAATTCGCCTCCATTGTACAACCATTCATCAAGTGAATGAGCTTCCCACACTGGGTAAAAATGGAGTCCGATCGCGTTTGAGCTGGGAACAACAGCTCCTGAGATGATGTTGTTTCCAAAGAGTAAGGCGCCTGAAACTGGTTCTCGTATTCCATCAATGTCTGTTGGAGGTGCAGCGATGAACGCCAGGATAAAACAAATGGTGGCGGCCAGAAGGCAGGGAATCATAATTACTCCCGAATGGCCGATATAAAGACGGTTAGAGGTCGAAGTGACCCAGTTAAGATAAGAGTCCCAAGTATCCCTTAGTGGATTAGTTGGGCGCTGTGCAATTGTAGCAACCATCGAAGTAGTCCAAGGCGTCAAGAGTTTTACATGCTCGGCGGTTACCGAGGAAAGGCAGGAGTCGGATTAGAAAAGCTTTCACTTCTGATTGCCGAAACAGTACCCAATTCCAAGCTGGTTTAAGGTTCTTATTCGGTTCATAGTAGACCTTACCTACACCAGCACCTTGATGAAACCGAGAGACAACATCTTCATCCGTCATCTTCAGTTTCATACGCCACTGTTTATTTGATTTGTCAAAATAAACGGACCCTTCACCTTCGAAGAGTCCAGCCAACCATTCGGTTGTCATAGTCATGTGTAGTTAGTTGAGTCGTGTTACTTGGACTCGTCCAACACCAGAGGCGGTAAGACCGATAGCATCAGCCGCACCTTTACTGAGATCAACTTCCCTACCATGAATGTAGGGTCCGCGATCAGTGACCGTCACTACGGCACATCGTTGGAAACAAACACGAAGGCGTGTTCCAAACGGGAGTGTCTTATGAGCAGCAGTAAGGCCGTGTTGATTGTATCGGGATCCATTAGCAGTAAGGCGGCCTTCAAAGCCAGGACCATACCACGAACTAATCACCGACAGAGTTGTTAGAAGAGGAATCATAATAAGATAGCAAGGAACGTTTATATTTCCATCTACTCATTAATGAGGCTCAGCACTACGCGCTAGGGGCTGAACCTCTAGTGGTCACTTCTTCTTTTTCTTAGCCTTACCAGCTTTATCCAAAGCGATGGCTACAGCTTGCTTTTGAGGGTAACCCTCTCCTTTCATCTTACGGATATTAGCGGATACAGTCTTATCAGACGAACCCTTTTTAAGAGGCATCAGAATACTCCAGGAATGATCTGACCGCTCATGACATAAGCGCCAATAGCAGCCACAAAGCCAAGCATAGCAAGGCGACCGTTGAGGAGTTCAGCACGTTCGTTATGGGGCACGGTGTAATCTTTGTCAGTGTACATGATAGGTTCTTTAGCGAAGATGTTATCAGGCATTAGTATTGGATGTTAGAGCGTTCAAGTTTAGCGAAGACATCCTGACGATATGCAGGGTCTTTATCGTAACGTGGGTCTGCCATTGCAGAAACCACTTCAGCTTGAGAGCGGAAAACATCCTTTGTGGAACTAGCAGGTTTACCCTTAAACAATTGACCTTCGATTCCCATAGCTTCAGTGTACCTAGATTTCAGTGCATGAACTGCAAATGTAATAGCATCGTAATTACCACCGGCAATCACGTTATCATACATCTGCACTTCCTCTTTGGAGAGATTCTCGGATGCCCAAGCAATCATGTCTTGGTAACCTTCATCACCACCAGCAATCTTACGCAGATCAGCAACTTGCTCATCAGTAATGTCGTAATCTTGGGTGCTATTCTCTTCGACTTCCTTACGATACTTGAGGTATTCAGCAGCAAGGTCAGCTGTGTTCATTTTAGACAGCTGTTCCTTAGTGCTATCAGACAGGTTACCTGCCTGTACTTCTTCCCACAATACATCAAGGATATTAGCAGAAGTATCTTCTTCGTCTACTTCTTCTTCAGGTTCAGCTACTTGTTCCTCTTCCGAGGATTCGTTCTTCTTTGAACCTAGTTTGGATTGGAGTTCAAGATAAGCTTTTTCCAGAGCTTCAGCATCTTTAAACTTACCAGCGAGAAGCTGTTGCTGTTCGGCAGCAGCAGCCTCTCCAATGGCAAGAGCTTCCTGTTCCGCTTCATTGAACTCAGGTTGATCCGCAGGGGTGGGATCATACGTCAGGGTTGCCATGTGCAGTAGTTACTTCAAGATTTCCGAGACCAACTTTAGTTACATAGTTGGGTGAACGACCAAGCGTAGGTGTACCTAGCTTGACCTTAGGTTCGTACTTATTTGGTTTAGGTGTCTCTACCTTAAGTACAGGTTTTTCAGTAGGTGGATGGACTACTTCACGAACATCACGTTCTGCTTCTTCCTGAGTCGGCTTGCGCCGGGTATTACGGTTGGGGGTTTGGTTGCTCATTTGGTTGTGGATATTTAGATGGGTCATTAGCAGGAGCAGATGCAAACTGACCAGCTTGTTTAACCAGCTCCAATTGTTGTTGTTGCTGCATAGCTTGTGCTTGTTCTGCTTGAACATCCTGCATTGATTTCACAAGGTTCAGTACATCGATACCTTGTGCTGCAGCCAGACGTTTGATAACCTCTTCAGGGTTAACAAAGGATTGGATAGCATTAGGACCCATTGTTTGAGAAATGGTCATCAGGAAAGCACTAAGGCTTTCACGATCTTGACCACGACCAAGTGCATTGATACCAGCCACAATTGTAGGCTTAACAATACCTTTGGGGATACGTGGGATCTCACCAGTCTTCTGGAACACAGCCAACTTACGGTTCAAATAAGGAACCAGGAAGTCAACAGTCAACATGGAGAATAGTCCACCAAGTTGTTGTTCCAGTTCAAGTTGAGTCATCCGAACTTCTTCAGCAGTTGTTCGTTCCGACTGTCGTACATTAAGGATAAGGAAGGCATCAGAGATGCGGCGTTCAAGTTGCAATGCCATCTCATAGGCAGTGCGGAAGTCAGCAGTCTTACCTACCTGAACAACACCAATGTCATCAGGCCTACCTTGAACGATCGCACCGTTGCCTGCAGCGGCCAGCGTCTGGGGTTTAGTGGTGCTTGATGGGGATACCACGAAGACAACCTTAGCGGCTGCTGCAGAGCCTTCTACGAGTGCCTGAGAGAGTGCTTCAAGAGACCGTAGATCTCCGATGAACTCTTCTACGCGGCCACGTCCGTACATCTCACCATCTACAGTGTTAAACCGTAGAGCCAGCCAGGGGTTAGCATCGACAGGTGCTTTACCAAATGATTTAGGAAGTACAATATCTTCTACCTCTTGATGCCAAACATAACGGTTGTTATCACGACGTACGTGTGTGTAGATATCTACCTCATCACGACTGCCTCGCTTATCGATACCAACTTCATTTGGCTTAGACTTCGGGAGAACATCTTCAAGAAGCTTCCGAGAGACACGTTCCTTGGTTACGATTTCAATGACGTTACCATCACCATCTCTATCTATAACATAACGATTCAAGGGATACAGTCGAAGACCTTCCTTACCCATGTAAATCAGAGCGTTACCCGCTACCACCAAATGCTTAAGTGCCTGGTGGACTACCACTCGATCATCACTAGCAGCGATGGATTCCATGATAGTACGTTCGATCTTAGCAAAAGCAAGATCAAGTTCTGATTTGATACCCGGTCCATAATCCTGACCAAGCATTGTCTCATCCACTTGTAGCTTAAAGAAGCTAGTTTGAGGAGGGAGCAATGCAAGCATCAGCTTGGAAGATAGAGTTACGACACCTTTAGCACCGACGGATTGCCAAGGAGATGGCAGCGGTCTAGCAGATTTGTAATCCTCTTCATCATCACGGATCAGGTAAGGCAAGGTGAGATCAGCTGCCCTACGTGCAATGTTTAGATATTGTGTGCGATCACCATACAGGAAATCATACCGTTCTTTAGCTGACATTACAGGGTCAGGCCTCCACCAAGAGAGCCAATAGCAAGTGCATTACCTGCAGATTGTGCCATGGGAGAAGGACTCATACCACGACGATACTCCTTACGACCTTTGCGTTGACGCTGCTGAGCACGAATAGTATCAGCATAGGACTTACCCAATGCCTGTAGACGGTTGGCAGCACCGCCACCAATCTGTGAACTGAGTTCATTGAATCGAGTATCAATGCCACTCAGCATGTCTTCCATATCAGCACGTTGTGTAGCACTGAAGCCAGTCATCAACTCGTCAATGTAAGACTTGAAGTCAAACGGTTCTTCGTTCATCCCATCACTAGTGGTCTGTTGCTGTGGTGCAATAGGACCACCAAGAGGACCACCGCCAGCGGCTTGACCAGTAAACGGAATGTTCATGTTGTCGTACGGACCAGCAGCAATCTGCCCACCACCAATACCCATCGTACGCAGCAGTTCCTTAGGAAGGACAATCGGATTGTATTGAGTTTGAGTGGGGGTAGCAGTTGTGCTATAACCCATGTAGCTAGTGCCAGGTTGCATCCGCAGGTTACGGATAGCACCAAGCTGATTCAGTGCTTGGGTAGTCTTAGCGTCGGCACGGGGGTTGTAGCTGATACCATAAGGACCTTGCACCTGAGTAGTGAAGTTAGTGCCAAGCTTACCAGCATTGAATTTGTTGATAGCAGCGGAACCAATACCAACCCCTTGCTGTTGAGCTTTAGCAAAGATCTGTGCAGCACTAGCTCCGGTTTGCTTAGCAATCTGCATCGTTTCCTTAGCACTTAGGTTAGTGCCAACTTGCCGTACTGCAGCACCGAGGCCGCCACCTTTGTTCTTGTCTTTAGCCATTGTTCTCTTCGTTGATGTGGTGTTGAATCCACTCGACCACAGAACGTTGGCCAGAGCGGTACATGATTAGATTGGGTGAATCATCCGGGTGGGGATTAACAGGTGGAAAGTTCTCTTCCAATTTAGCCAACAATGAATTAAACTGAAGACCATGTGTCTCCAGCATGTTCATTACAACACTAGGCATATTGTGGGAGGTTAGGGTTAGCGTGTTCAAAGAATGCAGGCATACGTGCTCGCTTGGTGTCAGAAAGTTCGGGTGCCTTACCTTCGTACATCAGACGATCACTAGCATCTAGCCAAAATTTTTTGCTCAAATATTTATCGGGATGTGACGCTTTCAGAGGTGTCATTACCCAATTGATAGTTGCCTTACGGAGTTTATCAAGAGAAGGAGAGACACTAAGCCCCAACTCACGACAAACAAGGCTATTGGCAGCAACGTGAACTTGTTCATCACGGGAGATATCGGCGCTTACGGTTCTGAGACCAGCGTCACCATTAAATCGAAAGAACGGGAGTAGAACGAAGAAAATTGCACGCTCGGCAACCAGCGCTTTGAGGACTGTGTGATCAGGATGCGCTTCCCACGCAGATCGAATTCTCTTGGCTTCTTCTTCAGCCTTAGAATCAACCCCGATAGCATTGGCAATGTAGCCGAGAGCCAGGTCGTGGTTCTCTTCGTCTTTGACATTAGATCGGAGCAGGTCTGCCGATAGAGCTGGAATCTCACTAAGGGCGTCTTGAATGAAGCCACCAACGGGGAGTTCCATGTGCCGCATTGCAAGGGCACGGTAGATTGCTTCTTCAGCACCTTCTTTAAGTTTACCTGCTGTAGTTTGAACAGGAGACCAAGTACGTTTACGTTGTTGTAGTTTTTGATAAGGGTTCATTCGCCGCAATTACAATCAGGAGCAGGGTCATTTAGAATAGACTCCAGGTAATCGTCGACTTCAGCTTCGTCCAATGCAGCATAGGCGCTGGACTTGTCCTGAACGTCTCCCATCACTTGGAGTGAGTAGTAAAGAGATGTTTGGGGGCTATCCAGCCACTCCTCAATGAATGCTTCATCATACGTGATCACGTCAGACCACGAGTTGAATGAATAACCATGAAGAAGACCCGTGTTATCGAGCATACGGACAATACCATCCGCAACTCGTTTGTAGTTCTCCCAGCCAACTTCAGACGCGATCTCAACCGGACCGTAGTCAAAGCTCTGGACGCCAAACGTACCGCTATCACGGTCCACCTGACGGGCAATAGGAGGTGCAATCTCAGGGCAGGTGGTATACCCATCACGGTCCTTATAGCGATAGCTACAGGACGCTGTAGGGGCAATAGCAAAGGCACGATCCATGTTATAGGACTTTGCAATCTCAGTTGCTGCATTGATACCAGCTTGAATCTCTAGTGCCAGTTCAGCAGCAGGAGAGCGACGGATCGGTTGACGATTGTTGATCATATCAAGAGCCTTACCGAACTCTTCATATGTCACACCATACCGCCTCAGAAGATTGGCAAGTCCCAGTAGTCCGAGACCGACTTGGCGATCTGTCTCCGAAGGGAGGTACTCTCCGCTACTCCCAACATCTGTCTTTCCGTGTAGGGCGCACAACTCGGACATTCCGTTGACAAATGCACGTTGAATGTCATTGAATTCACATCCGCCGAGGTTGACATGTTGAAGTAGACAGGTACCCCGTGATGGCAAGTAGACTTCCAAACATACGTTTCCCCGGATGCGATTTCCATCTTTGTCAACCTTAGTTTTATTGAGCCAGATATCTCCCTTTCGAATACCCTGGAGTAGAGCTTCCTTGGTTTCTTGCGTTGCAGTATTCCACCAATGGTTGTTGATGTTGACACAACGCTTAACCCAAGGCAGATCAGCGCGGTCAGCAGTAATAAACTCAAGGATATCGTTATGGTTGAGATCAAGATGCAACACTACAGCACCGTTTTTGTATACACCACCACGCCTCAGGATTTCATTGAGGGTGGAGTAGATCTTTCCAAATGAGACAGGACCAGAAGCAACTAGTCCTTTTCCATTTTCAGATCCTTTGGGTCGCAACTTGCTAAGGTGGACAGCCACTCCCGCACCATATCGGAGTGCATGGCTGACGAAACGCCATGAAGCTTCAATGCCGTTGGGTCCTTCCATTTCATCTTCCACGACGAAGACGGTACAGGAGACAGGCAAGCGTGATGTGGGGTCATCGATCCAAGATTGAACACGACCAGTTCGTGCGATAAGTTCAGCGGTGGGTTCAGACATTATTAAACAAGATCAGTAAGGTTAGGAGGTTGGTAGTTCGGTCCCTTCAAGACCTTCCCATCTTCACGGTAGATGGGATTACCGTCATCATCGAGTTTAGACATATTACTCTGATGAACACGGTCTAGTGCTTCGTCAAGATCCCACCCTAAATTAGCAGCATATTGATAACACACATAGACAAGATCGGCCAGCTCTTTCAGGCAGTCTGCTGCGTTAACAGTCAGACCCATGATCAATTGATTTTCAGCATCAAGGAATTCCTTGAACTCTTCAACGATCAAACGCCTCTGCATAGTCCGTGAAGCTGGCGTAGTACTGTTCTTCACCTGGAAAGCGTTCCGGAATTCGACGGCTTGCTGGAGAAGGGTGGAGGATGTCATTTTCTAGTTCGTTTTGCAAGTAGTGGATAGCTTTACGAAGATCGTCGCGTTTACTTTCTTTGTAGCCAGCTCGGCAGATGTATTTGATTGCATTACCGAGATGGAAACTCAATCCTTGGTCTCGAATAAAATCCCAAACCTGGATATTACCTCGTCGGTAGTAGTCTGGTCCGTGCTTGTCGGTGGCGGCCATTTCTTAATGAGATTAGATACGTTGTTGCCCAGAATAAAGCATTGCTTTTGAAGGGCGATAAAAAGAGTGATGATAGCATCTATCTCACCCTTTGATTGATTCAAGGCGTCTTCAATCTGACGCATCTTGAACTGCTGTTCCATTGTCAGTTCTAACACCGGAGGTGGTGGGAACCCATGGTTTGATTTGTTGAGTGGAAAAGTCATAGTCCTCTGCTCTTAGGATTTTAGCGAGACGTGCATTGAGTAGCGCAACGTCTTCAGCGAGATCCTTCTCAGCAAAGGCATTAACTACTGTTTGCCATGATGTACCGTGCTTATCAAGGAGAGCTTCCGCTTTCTTGATACCAATGCCCGGAACACCAGCATAGCCATCAGTTTGATCACCAGCCATTGTTTGGATTAGATGCCAGCGATCACCCTCCTCTTCGGTAATTGTTACTACCTCATTAGAGAAGTCATACAACTCACCAGGGATCTGCCGCATATCCTTATCAGGTGAGCAGATGATGTGACCAGTTTCACGAGTAGCGTAGATACCTAAGGCATCGTCTGCTTCAAGCGTCGGCATGATGACAACTTGGAACGCCTCTTTGAGCGCCTGTATGACCCTTTTGTAGCCACACGGTTTCTTTCTGTTTCGATGTCCTTTATAGTCTGGATAAATTGATTTACGAAAGTTAGTAGAATCAGAAAAAAACAGAATAGAATCGTCAAAGCATCCAAGATCTGTAGCTATGTTGTAGAGGTCTCTCTCTACTGCTGCTAGCGCTTCACTGAATCGACTTGTGACAACGATTACGTCGTTACCAAAGTCTATTTCAGTTTCACACGCTGCACAATTTTTGTAGACAATGTAATCAGCATCAATAAGGAGACTCACTTACCTTGTCCCCGCTTGAGCTTGCGCCCATGCGAAGGAAGACTGCGAGTGCCATTACCTTGACGGGTGTGTTTATATTTTGCACGAGACTTGAATTCAATACGTCCCAGTGCAGTTTTAGATTTGACTGCCATTATTCATTAATTAGTGTACGTCTGCCCAAGTAAGACCAACCTTACTTTCTGCAGCAATAGGTATACGAAGGTTGAGTGACTCTCCAGCAAGCAACGAAGATACCTCAAGAATAGTGCTTAGATCCTTGGCGTTAGACTCTATACATTCAAACTGTAGTTCGTCGTGAATGAACGCTAACTGGTGGGCATTTAACCCAAGTTGTTTGATTGCATTATGAGTGTGAATCATCCAAGATTTAGCTACAATACTCGCGCTCCCTTGGAGAAGGTAGTTAAGGGCTTTGTGGCTACCATCAACAGAGCAGCGGCGACCGTCACACAAACTAATGTAACCAGATTCCGCCTTGGACTTAACCGCAGTAACCAGTTTCTCAAGTCCTGGAATTGCATCCATGTAAGCCTGACGTATCTCAGCACCTTTCTTCTTTGCATCTTTGGGTGATAGTTGTGGGTCGTAAGATAGCCCGATCTTTTGATCGCCTGCCCCATACAAAAATGCATAGGTTACAGTCTTTACTAGTCGTCTTGAGATACCAATCTTGTCTGCATTCTCCTGGTGAATGTCACCATTGAGAAGAACGTCTCCGTACCTGCCTCCATCATATCGAGCCAGATAGTGGGCAAGCATTCGTAATTCAATACCTGCGAGATCAGCACCAACCATGACATAGCCAGGACTAGCGCAGAATAACTTTCTAAAGTTAAGATCACTTGGAACTTGGGCAAGATTTGGAGATCGGTGGGCGCATCGAAACGTATTAGTAGCTACAGAGCAGTGGTGGTAAACACGATTGTTTCGTACAAGCTTGAGCCAGGCATTGTTACCTTCAGACAACATGCCAAGTTGTTTAGTTAGTTCAAGGCAGCGGAAGAACTGAAGTGCTTCTTCAGTACCAATGTCCTTGAGAACAACTTCATCGATGGCAGTCTTGCCAGCTTTGGTTGTCTTGTCAGGTTTCCAGCCATGCAGGTTCTCCATCACCCAGGCGATATGATCTCGACTGGTAGGACTGAACTCCTTTAGCTTTGTTAGGGGTGCTCCTGCGACGTATCCAGTGGTTTGGTTAACTCGCTTAGGAGTGAACTCTCGGTCTTTGACGTAAGGATACCTGTTGCGTAGTAGTTGAGTAAGGCCTTCCAATTCTCGTCGGAGAGACGATTCAAGTTCCCATGCAGCAGGCTCATTAAAGTACCACCCATGTAATTCTTGTTCAGTGAGGATCTCCGCTACCTTGTGTTCTAGCGTGATCCATTCAGGAATGGTTGAAAGTGTTTCCAAAGTTTAGTTGTAACGACAACATCTTGTACCATATAATCTTGCATCTCTTGGCTCCACTCTTTCCAATCAGAGGTTTTACCAAACGATCCTTTGTATTCACCTAAACGATAACCGTAAGCCTCCAGTGAATGGCGTCCATATAACTGTAGCGGCATATGTTTCCAGTTACGTTTCTGGTCAATCTTCAGGATATCAGCGTGGCAAATACGGCTAAGGACAAGAGTATCAAGAACAGTACCAGTGGGAGTAAACCAAGAGTATAGTTTACGCACAACAGGTAAATCAAAATTGATGATATTATGCCCGACAATACAATTGGCATCTTCAAGACGTTGAATACCGCGAGTAAGTGGCTCTGTGTTACCTTCATCGTTGTAGACAAGAGTCTCTTTTGTTTCTGTATCGTAGATACCAAGACAGTGGATGCGGGTAACATCATGCAAAAGACCGTCAGTCTCTAAGTCAAAGATAAGCGTCATTCCAGTGTCGTATCACCCCAGCAACGATGAATAGGTTTGTCACCACAAGTAGTACTTCCAGTAGGTTTAACCTCTGAGTTAGTTTCTTTTGGGACATAAGTTTTCAAGTACTCATACCAAGGGTGTTTGTACTCAGTAACTGGATGCATCACTTACCAGTCCAGCGATAGGTCTTATCGACAAACTGGGCACGTTTGATTGCCTCAGGAGTAGGAGGGTTGGGAGGAGTCAGGATAGCCTGCTGGTGGGGAGATTCAAAAATCTGTTGTTGCGTCGAACTCAGGATCTGCTTCTGTTTCATTGAACTTACATGTGTCAAGGTCATAATCAAGATGGCAGGCTACACCTACCTCTCCGCTATATCGATTTTTAAGGACTCGCACAGTCGTTGTGCCAGATCCAGACTGTGCTTGCTGATTCCGTTCAAGCGCGATAACTCCGTCACTAAGTTGTGCGATAGCCGCGCTACCGCGCAACTGTCCAAGCGTGACTCGTGCGCCTTCTTCATGATTCTGGTCACTGGATGTTCTCCGTAGATGTGATACAAGGAACAGGGCGATACCAGTGCGTTCCACCAATGACCTAAGTCTAGTCATGGTGGTATCGATCATGCGACGTTCATCACCATCCAATCCAGACAATAGGATTGAAAGGTGATCAAGGAAGATGACCTTAGTGTCTAGCCCGCAAGCAAGATATTCAATTCGGTTGTAGACAACATCGGGATCGAAACTACCGAAGCCATCAAAAAGAAACAAATTCCAATCAGCAAGAGTAGCTTGATATGCTTCGGTGAGAGTAGCTCGGTCATGTTCTCCAAGGTGTAGTGATTTACCAACAGCAGCGGACATCAGTCCGAGAGCTGTACGACGATTTGACTCTTCGAGAGCTAGGTAGCCAACACGCTCACCTTTTTGAAGGAGGTGCGTTGCAAGCTCTCTACAAACGGACGATTTCCCGATTCCTGAACCTGCAGTAACCGTCACCAGCTCGCCATAACGAATCCCGTGAAGCTTGTCATTCAAGCCTTTGAACGGGTAGTCATGATCACAAGGCGGATTAGGTGTAGTGACTAGCTCGAGAAGTGTCTTGCCATCGACGATACCGTCTGGGCGATACGGTTTAGCATCCCAGATAGCCCTTCGGATCGCTTCAGACTCTCCTGCCTGTAGCGCATCTGAAGCATCCTTATATGCCTCCAATCGTGCGATCTTCGTCTTGCCAGGTGGGAGTACGCTCGCTGCTTCCTCCGACGCCTTACGGCCTGCCTCGTCATTGTCGAAGAACAGGACAATCTCCTCATAACCCTGGAGCCATTCGAGAGCCCGTTGAATCGACTTCTTTGCCGCTGCGGCACCGCTAGGTAGAGATACCATCGGCCACCCCGGCATAACTTCACTACATGAAGCCGCATCGAGTTCTCCTTCGGTGATGACGACTCGTTTTCCAGTGGCGGGAAACAAATGTTGTCCAAAGAGTGTTCCAGGTACCTCTCCTTCGTAAGTAAAGATTTTGTTCTTGGTTTTTACCTTACAACCTTTTAAGGTGCCAGACCCATCAAAGTAATGGAATCTGATTACATCACCATCGCGGTAAATCTTATATTGTTGGCAGACTTTCTCGGAGATGTTTCTCTTTTGCAGCCGTTCGGCTGAACCTTGTAGTCTGACAGTTGTCATGTTATGAGTGTGAACTTCTGGCTCATCTGTATGTCCATACGTGTTACACGAAAAACAAAAAGTATGGCCGTCGGAATACAAAGAGTTTGCATCTGACGACCCACAGTTGTCACACGGTAAGTGCCTCACGAACTCGCTTTCGGATGTCTGCGTATGCTCGTGCTTGCTCATCATGATAAGTGAACCAGTTATCAAGTGCAAGGTAAAATCCCTGCATCAGGTTATCTACAGTTTTAGGGTCCTCAGCTTCAACATCAGCGAGGTAATCACTAAATCCTTCCGCATAGTACTCAACGCTGCCGTACTTAGGGTAAGAGGTCATGTTAGCCAATCAATGGGAATGGAATGATATGCACAATAGGGGAAGCCATTCTTCTCAGCCCATTGTGCGTACGTCGTTTTGGATCCTTTGTAGATCTTGTTATAGGGTGCTTGAAAGACGAATCGAATATCTAAGTCGGGATGTGCTTTCTTCACTGCTTTCATCTTCCTTCGGTCTTCCTCGCTCAGAAGTCCTTTGGTCTCTAAGTAGACACCATTCGGTAAAAGAAAGTCGGGTGTGTAGTTGCATTGAAGAACGTAAGGAACTTTGGTTGACTCATATTCAAACGATACCTTCAAGCCAGAGAGAAGATTAGCTACCTTCTCTTCTAGACCTGAACGGTACTTAGCCATCAGAAATCGTCTTCCTCTACTTCAGGTGCGGCTGTGATGTTCGGTTCACCAGCCTTATAACCTTTGGTTTGACCAAACAGTGCTGCCACTTCAGTCTCACCGAGGTCACCAGTGTCAACACCAGCAGACGACCCAACAGTCACGACCTGGATGCCAACAAGCTTAAGACTCGTACCATAAGTAACACCATCACGCAGGATGTACGGCTTCTGACGGAAAGCAAGCTTCACCGTACTACCACTATACAACGGGGTGTTGTCATCAGTGATGGGTGTACCTTCAGTGTCGACAACAGGAGGACGAGTCTCTTCATTCCAACTGAACTTAACCTTGTACTTACCATCAGACACCTCTTCCCAAGGTTCAGGCTTGAGTGTAGAGCGCTTTGGATTCTTCAGTTTAGATTCTGCCCATTTGATCGACTCAGTACGATCCTCTTCAAGACGATCAATGAGTGTCTGATCAACAATAGCGGACAGTGAATAACCAAACTTACTAGGCTTCAGCACAGCCTGATAACCTTCAAGGACAACAGGCTGTTGAGTAACGTGGATGGATTGTGCCATTTCAGCAGAAAAAATAAGTAGATTCGATGACGGATTCCGGTTCAAGGTCTCCGACAATCGGTGGGTCAGTCTCTGCTCCAATATGTGAAGCAAAGTCTTTCAGATAATCATGCTCTGCGAACAGGTGCATGTAGGTTTGTCGTACAATGGAGGATAGGGTAGACATGTCCGTTGCACGACAAAGGACAGAATCGTGAATGAGAGCAATAGGTGCGTCAAACCGCAAGACACTCAAATGTAACAAAGAAGCATCCAAGCTGTGAATAAGATTAGGAGCTGTTGCATTCTTGTGATGGTTGAGATCAACCTCGTCTGAATCGTCAACTGCGACCTGCATCTTACAGCGACCAAGAAGTTGTAACTCAATAGAGACAACAAGTTTCTTGTTCAACTTCTGATGTACAACAAACCCCGATGGTGTTGTCCATTCAAGATACTCCTTACCGGCTTTGATAGCACTTGCTACTTCATCCTCAATCCACTTCATAACAGCCATAGGGCCAGGCACGACAACATCCATAGCGTTGCGTACAGCCTTGACTGTTGCAGTTAGATCCTCCTTGCTAATCTCAACACCCTTCTCAGCTAGTGCTTCACGAATGTAGCCTCTGTTTGAGAATGGTTTTGCATTATAAGGCACGGTCATCACTACGCGCTTGACCGTTTTCCTGTCCATATAAGGTTGGATGCTTTCAGGACAGTAAGGTGTTGCAGCTTCAGCTACTACCTTGTATGCGTCCTGTGGTTTATCACCAGGCAGTACGTTAACAAGACGTGCTGTAGATTTATCTCTAGCAAGACCTGCAAGTATCTGTAACCCTGAGCAAGTGGCATCGGTTGCTACCATCAAACGTGTGAATTGCCTATCGGCTACTACGACACAATGATAGTATTCTTCAGCAGCTGCTAGGAACTGCCAAGGTTCTTCGACACCCTCCCAAAGATGTACATTACCAATGGGATCTGTTGCTATGAGTGTGAACAATTCATGGTTATTTCTCGCCCATTCAAGACGCTCAACCATTGGTGCTTTATCAAGACCGAATGTTGTAGCAACTTGAAAGGCTAACCAATCCTCAGCTTCAGGAGTCATGAACGACCCATCAGCAAAGACTAATAGACTTTTTCCAAAGTCTGTATCTTGAGGAGATAGGAAGGCAGGGATAGGATAAGCTCTCCCTCTATAGTCAAAGCTCCAAGGTATGTAGAACCTAGCTACGTCCTTGAACCTTCTCACTGCCTCCATTGTCATCCGAGTACGACAAGACTTCTTGAACTCTTGTGCGTTCAAGTTCATTGTCTCTGCCGCTGCCCTTCGATATGCTTGCCGAGATTCTTTGTTCTCCGCAATATCAAATGGCTTTGGCGGTAACTCATGATTCACGATTGGGAGGAACTTACCAACTGCTCGTTCCAATCTATCTAGTTCTTCCGCAACCCTTACAATAAAAGGATTTAGAGTAAAGGCAACCTTCTGAATCTTGTTCAGAAAGTTGATTGGTGTTTCTCCCTGTATACATGTGGGATCGCCCCTGCGTACTAGATCATGCCCACGCATCACCTCATTGAGGATGTACCCACCCGCACGTTCATTGGTCCAATTATTTGGTTCAATCAACATTGGCCAGGCAAGCGGAGCAAATAGCTCAGCATCGGCCATCACCTTGTCTTTGATGGAGATGAACTCAGGTGTAGGTACAACGTAGTTAACACGCTTGCGTCCCTCCTGACGCATGTCCTTGGTGAACCATTGTGATGTCTCAATGATACAATCGAGCAACCAACATCCTAGTTTGATGCGGTTTGCTCTGCCCCATGATTGCCATTGTTGGATATCATTACGGTTCATCAATGTTTGAATCACCGTAAGCTTCTGATCAGTACCGCATGACTTATGCCAATAGTTCTTCTTCAGAATATTGAGAAGACCAGGTGCACATCGTTCATAGTAACGCATCTGACACTCAGCCTCAACAGCTGAACCGATACCATCACATACCGCTTGTAGTTGATCACTACCTTCCTTGTAGCTGAATACCTTATCAAAGGTAAGCTTCAATGCAATAGCAGCAGCAGCTAGAGGTTCGAGATCACTGATGTAGTGTGCAATCTCCTTGAATGCTACCCCAGTCTTACCCTCATGGATGCGGTTGTTGGTATCCTCCAACCGCTTAACAAGAATTGGGAGTAGCATATCAATTGATGCAATCCCATACACTGAAGCCGATGCATAACTACGTTGCTGTAGTGCGTCCGTGTTATCCCGTAACCGCTTGAGCCCTTGTCGTATCTGATCACGCTCAAGCTCCACCTGTTCACTGATCTGAGCAGGTGTTGCCATCAGTTACACTCTTCTTCGAGGTAGACCTCAACCTCATCCAAACATACACACTGTGCAAGTTCAGGATACTCATCAGCAAATTCCATGAACTCTTCAATCGTCATCATACTCATAATCATCAATGTTAGCAGGGGTCAAGAAATGTACAGAATCATGATCACAAACAACAAACTCAGTGTTTGGTGTGTTGATTAGTTGTTGTACCTTACGCTGTGCAGCAGAATGCTTGCGATAGACAAACTCAGTAACCTTGCTAGTCTCAAGGTCTGTTGCTCGAATCAGACAACATACAGAACTGGGTAACTCCCACCCCTGCACCTTCCACGCCATGACTTCCTCAAAGGTGTGAGGAATGAACATGTCGTCGTCTGCGTCCTTGTATTCTTGCCAATTGTTATCGTAATACTTTTTCTTCTTACCACTCATCTGTTTGCTTTACATTTAGTAGATGATCGTTACGTTCACGGGACAACTCTAACGCAGTCCAAGCTGCCTGCTCAGAGTCGGGTGCAAGTAGATACCAAACACCTGAACGTAATGTGATTTCATACTCACGAAGTCCCTTGTGAGTTGTGTACATGCGTCGTTGAGTGAGTGAACAAATAGACCAAATGTGTAGCCACAAGTGTAGACAAATGCTATACTTGCACACATTATGAGTGTGAAAAATTGTAGGTATTGACCCACAATAATATCACTTGGAATGGTTAGTTTCATTGATCCTCAAAGTCAAAGTATTCGTCGATGTAAAGCCAGATGCGACCTTCTAATTCATGAGCGAGTTGGATCACTGACGCATCAGAGATCTGAACCTCCGTATTAAGAAAGGTGTGGTCAATACCATCACGGATGACACGATCAAGCAATGCTCGAATGTTAGCTTTCATTGATGACCTACACGTTTAGCTTGTTCGGCACGTTCAATCTCAGCACGTAACATCCACTCAGGGAATACCTGACGACGTGGTGTGTGCTTATTCATAAACAGACTGCTCTTCTGTTTACCTACCTTGCGTCCGTTCTTGTTAATCATACACCCTCATTAAGTGCAACGTCAGAGAAATCATCAAGCCACGCATTCAACGTAGCCCACTCCTCTTCACTCAAGATGCTACGTGAGTCATCACATAGCAGTGCATACTTGACTGCCTTCATGATAGGTTTGAACTCATCAGGATACACATCAACTTTAATAGCTGTGTCGTGTACAGTTGGCATCACTCCATCTCCTCAAGTTTAGCTTGCTTGGCCTTCCACTCAGCACGTGAACGCAACGTACGTTCAGTGTTCTCAACTTCCTCATCAAATGTTTTCACATCGAAGCACTCAATGCGATACTCATCACCAGGGTCAGTACAAACAGCAAGCACACGGCAACGCTCAAGACAAGCCTCCATAGATTCAAAGACACCAATGATTGTAGTAGACCCACAACCACAATAGCTGGTAAGTGTGAAAACAGTCATCGTTAGTTAATAAACAACATCGAGGGAATGAATCCCTCAGAAAGGGAGACATACACACCATTGTATACGTCCCTGAGTGAGAGAATCAAATGTTGCGGAAGAAGTACGTACCATTGTTGGTCTCAATGTATGAGAAATCATACTTGAGGTTATGATCCCATACATCCTGCCAATCAACAGCAGCCATCACAATGTCAGGGATACGTGCATCCATGACCTCAATCACGAAGTACTCAGCAAACTCCTTCTCTGCATACGATGAGTAGCTGTCATGCTCCCATTCGAATGCATCCTCAAACTGACTGGCAGTGTTGATGCCTAACTCATCAAGCTCATCCATGAACGCAATCGTCTCCTCATGCGTCCACTTCTCACCAAGGATATCGGTGATCTTATCATAAAGATCCTTAGCGTCAGTGGACAAGTCATCATACTCCTTGTCCGCAACATCACGAGTAGTCACAGGTACAGTCCCTCTTGCATTCAATAGCTCTGTATAGTAGTCAACATACATAGCCTTGCCATTGTCATACACATAACCAGCATCAAGGATGACTTCAGTACGTGTAATCTCTCCTCTCTCAACTCGTTGCATCATATCATTGTGATAATCAATGAGTGCATCACCTTTGATCATGAACATGGGTTGTGTAACTGTGCTCGTCATTGTTAAATAGTGAGTAACAATGTAGCCACATGAGGACTACAGAAAACCTACACATTGTGAAGGTTAAGTGTAGTCCTCACTTATGAGTGTGAACACTAAGTTATATCTGTGCGTCGGTGATTACTCACCTTGATCAAGTACATGTTGGCAGTATGTCTCAACAACATGCCATACCATAACCTGAATCATGTTGTGAACACTCGTTGTGTTCTTCGCAATGATAGACATGAAGTCACCACCTAAGGTGTCATAACATACATCCTCAATGGAATCTTCATGCTCCCAGAAGAACTTAGTGGTCTCATCGTAGTAGATGAAACCAGACACACCCATGGCACAACCATGCCTGGCTACGTCCTTGATCTCATCCATATCAGTGAAGCGTGCAGCAAGTGCACTCGTGATCTCGTTGTTGTAAAACATTACGTCGTATGTGTGTAAACGTAGCTGTTTGTGTGAGCTACAGAAAAGGATCATTACTCGTGATCCCTAAGTGTAGCTGACCGTATCAGCCAAGTGCAGTCTCATAGACACGAGTGGAGTTGACAAGGTTAGCGTTAACCCAGAACCCAAGACTCATGTTGGGATTGAGAAGCAGGTTGGCAATAGCACGACGAGACACATTGATGTATGCATAGCTGTACCCATTCTTGAAGATGACACATGCAGTGCCACGAATAGGATCAACCAGCAGACAATCAATAGCGCTGGAGGTGCGGTCAACAATGTTGAAGCTGAACATGATGTAACAAACAAGTGGTTAAGTGCGTCCCTGAGTATCGCTTCCACCTCAGTATCAGACGCATGTGGTGCCATGATCAAACTTGTATAGCGCCTGTGGCTCGGCGCTGGTGACGGCTAGTCGCCGCCTGGTGGTGCTCACCCTTCTCGGCGTGGCACGGCTGGCACCTAAGGAGTGTACCCTAACCCACAACCCCTGGAACCCGCTCGGCAGGTGGTGTGGCGGCAGTGACCCGTGGTCCTACTCAGCCTTGGCTCTTCGGTTGTCGAGGTTCGATGCTCTCACCATAGCCTGGCTGGAGCGGTCTGTCAAGGAGTGGTGGTCGGCTTGTCAGGTGGCACAGTGCCAAGGGCTGCTTGCCGTATTCAGTTGGCTTGGTGTCTCATCTCTTCTGGTTGAAGTTTCGAGACTCTCCTCACCCTTAACAGGGAGAGTCGAGTAACTCTCAACATTCAAAGAAGAGTATGGGTTGACGGTAGCCGCTCTGATTGGTGGACAGTGACAGCAAGTGGCACATAGTACAGCCTAATCCCTGTTGTTGCAGCGGTTATCAGTGTTGCTTATGGTACAGTGTATCGCTGAGATCCATTGGTATCACTGGGTTCTCAATAACATTCTCAGTAAGGGTCGACAGATGTGTTTGATATAAATATAACGCTACTGTTATATGTTGATAGCTGGCCATCATGTGTGTGCCTGCCTGCACGCCTATGTCCTGCGTACCTGTGTGTAGTGCAGATGCGCTGGACACGGCTTATCCGCGCCTGGGTGCGTGCGTACACGGGTGTGGGCAGGTGCGTACGTGTGCATCCGGGGGTACCCCTATGGGGGGTTGCGTCGTCGCTCCAGCGTAGTAATAGACTTAAGAAATTTCTGTCAAAAATTAAGGACCACTCAGGATGACCTAGAAAGGCCGTCTAACACCTTGAACGTACAAAGACACCCAAGACACACTACACAACCCTTCTAGCCCCTTCTAGACACCTCTAACGGTCATTTACCCCACATTGCACTACAAACACTTGGCAATTGTTCATAGAGAATGTCTTGAATCTGTCCAGCAATCACAGCATGTTCTTTCTGTGTCCCATTACTCGTCCTCAGGTCACAATAATGCAACCAAGACCTAACACTACCATTCATATACAGTCGAGTAGGAGCAGCCATTGGAAGCACTTCTCTTGCACATTCCTTAGCTACCCCAGCTTCAAGCATACGTTTATACAGGTCATAACATTCACCATACAGCTTCATGATCTCATATTCATAGCTACTCTTCACTACTTCATCTAGATCATCAACACTATTCTGTCGGTTCTTCAGGTCTTGTCTACGAAGGTCTGGTACCTGTGCTACTTCAGTAACTTGTGCATACCGTTGACTAAACTCTTGAAAGCTAAAACTACGATGCCTAAGGATCTGTGCTGCTACACTACGTGTTGTTTTAATCTCTACACACATGTTCACCATTTCAAAAGGTGACCAATGGTTATGGGTAATGAGATAACCAATCAACTTACTACTGGTCTCAGTATTGTTCTGATTGGAGGGGTTAGAAACACGTGCCATATAGGCAATAAGTTCTTCAGCGTTAGGAGTGATATGGATAAGTTTAGCAGAGTGGGTGGTGGGGTGCATACAGTAGTATAAGTAGTGACAGGATTCAGAAGGAGTGGAAGAATCAGTACTCACTGGATTCAGTCAGTAGAGTAGATGAATGAACTAAGAGGGAGGAGTGTTTGTCTTTGGATGTTTTGTTCCCTCACTGTTCATTAGAGAAAGAGAGGAATAAGAACAAGACAACTTGTTTGTCTTGGATTATTCCTCCCGCAGGAGTTGGGTCCACCCTTCCCTTCTCCTGTATACATGTGGGACCGCTCTTAAACCCAGGTGGGGACTGACTTTTTACCAGCTAGTTGTCTTGCACGTTTACGTTGGTCTAAATTGAATCCAAATGCCATATGATTAGCTGCTTGTTGGGGGTCATCAAACCAAGATTCTTGTAGATCATTCCAATCTTCTTGCTTACGAAGTTTAACTGCTTCATAAGCAGAAATAGACATAGCATCTGTAAAGTATTTAACACCTTGAGCTAGGGAGTCCAATCTGTCGTCATGTTTAACGGCACCTTTTTCACGACACATTCTACTCATCTGGTAGAAGAGCATGTAAAGGAGTCGTGTCTCAGGAGGACAATCTTTATTGGAGTTAAAGTCCCACTCAATAACGGAACGATTAATGATAAGCTTGTGTTGATTAAGGATAGGTTCAAGCGTATCAATAATTCTGTCTTCTTTACGGACGTTAGCTCGTACTTCTTCGATGTCTATAGCTTGTTTAGTTTGCTGTAGGTGTTTCTTAAAGAGTTCACCGACAATACCATCACCAAAGTTTGTCTCAATAATAAGTTTAGTGACGTTATACTTTTTACAACCCCTAAGGATGTCTAACAAGGTAGCATCGCTATAGCCGTCTTGATAGGCACGCATTTCATGCAAATAGATGAAACCGTTACGTTGACTAAGGAAGGTAGCTGCTGTCTCGTCAGTACCACGACCACTGGGATCAACACTGCAAATGGTTTCAGTGTAAGGTAGCCATTCACCTTGCATAACCATTGGTGAATAAAAGTAATCACCAGGAAGACCAACAGTTGGTAGGTCTTTAATGATATTACTTGGATCAGAGCACCACACTACAGCATCTGGGCATTCTGTAGGGTTAACAGCAGTAATAATGAGGTCTTGCATCTTAAGTGGGAACTTCTCAGCATCACTCAAAGATGTATCAAGCATGAATTGTAGCATGAAGTTGCTACGACCCATGGATGCTTCACGTTCCAGGAGGTCATCACTAGAGAAACGATCAGGGTCTGTTACATCCCATGGTTCAGCACCTGATTCAATGTCCTCTTGTATTTGTGGAGCTAAGAGACCTTCGTAGTTAGAAAGTTTACGTGGGTAACGTGCAGGCCATACAAACGGTTTATAGTTACGTTCTGCTAGTTTACGATAGACAGTAAAGGTAGTCTGGGGAGTCCCAAGGAACATAATACGTGAGTCTTTCTTAGGTGTCAAGATAGACTCAGCTTCTGTACAAAGTTGTAGAAGCTTCTCTCGCATCATTTCAGTCATCGAGTTACCAGGAACTTCAATGTCATCCAGAATCATGAGGTCAGCACGAGAACCAGTTAGCTGTCCTGTAATACCTACACTCTTTACGGATGGTGCTTGGTGAGGTGAACAGTTCACGTCAAAGCTAATACGTGACCACCGAGCTTCATCACTCTTTGGTTGTAGGTGTGATAACCAAGGTGTCTCAACAATAAGCTTCTGAAGGAAGATAGACATGTTGTCTGCACGCTCTTTTGAAGCGGAGATGATCATGATCTTCTTCTCTGCATCGTTAAAGAGTGTCCACAACACAAAGGCTCCAGTAATCCAGCTCTTACCGACTCCTCGGAAGGCTTGGATCTGTAGTCGTTTAGGACCGTGTTGCAGGTAATCAGCGATGGAATATTGAGCACGTGTTGGGGATGGAAGATCTAACTGTTGCCAAAGGGCTTGAAGAAAGAGCTTAAAATCGCTTCTAAGAGCGGTTAAAGTGTCCATACGGTAGGATATACCTAAAAGGGAGTAAAGGCGCCTTGTAGGGGCTTGTAGGCGCCTCTGAGAGTCATTTAAATAGCAGCGTTAATCATACCAAGTACATCCTGTAATCCATACGGTAATTTACCAAGGCGTACTTGACCACCAATATACTTCAATTCATTACCAATATCGATGTTACGTGCAGTATCAATACCGACATTAGCAACATCAGCAACAGTTGAGACAACTTCAGCAGCTGGAGAAATGACTGGATTATAGGCTGCTACATCAGCAGCAGTCGATACACCAGCAATACCAGCTTGTAATACGTCTAAGGGATCACCTGTTTGTTGTGCAAGTTGGGTACGTTGTGTGGTTTCTGCTGCACTAGCTGCAGTACCAAAGGCACCATAAGAGACAAGACCAGCAATCGCAAGGTTTTTAGCGTTAAGACGAACACTACCGTTACTAAAATCAAAAGCTTTAGGTGCTCCAGTAGCTAGATCTAACTTTTCAGCGGTTAAAGTGGAAGAGTATGCTTTAAATTGATCAATAGCTTTATCAATATCTGTACCAACTGGTACATCAATGCCAGGTTGAAGGCTAGTTGGCTGGTATTTATTGTGAAATTTAGATGGTATGAGGCGTACATCACCAGATACGTCATCAATATCAACAATAACAGAGTCACCAAGTTTACTGTAGGCTTTAGATTCAACGGTATCCTTAAATACCTTGAACTCAGGATCTGATATAGAGATAAATTCGTTAGATCCACCAGAAGCTAACCGTACATCATGTTCTACAATGGATGGTTTACCACCAGACACCATTTGATGTAAGGTGCTTTCGCTTTCTTCCTTTGCTTTACGTTTCAGTTGGGTTAGCGCTTGCGCTTCTTCTGGAGTTTTAGGTTTCTCAGCTTTAGCTCGCTTCTCTTGATACTTACCATAACTAGCAGTACTAGCAAGACTAAGCCTACCACCTTCCTTTACTCTGATTTTAAAGGTACTGCCGTTTTCTTTGAAAAACCCAAATTGTTCAGTAAAGCCAGATAGACTGTTGTTTTTCTTTTTAAATTGTTTAGCGGCTTCCAAGTACTCTTCTTTAGTACCTTCAAAAAAATCCATTACCTAATGTGCTCTAAAATAAGATGTTCTCGATGGGTCATCCCAAAGGTTTCCCTCATCCACGACAACCAATTTCTACTACCTTTAGCCTGATTACATTTCCAACAGCTGGGAACAAGATTTGATGTAAGATCTTCCCCACCAAAACAGCGAGGACGGACGTGATCAAGAGTGAGTTCATGTAATTCATAAGTTTCTCCGCAATACACACATTGACAATTAAAGTGTTCCTTAATAGCGCGCCTCCAAAGACGCTTTGCTTCGGGACTTGTCATTGTTATAAGGTTGTGGAGGTAATGATCAGGCGAAGGCAGTAGGGGCGTCATTTCCTAGACCGGTTTCGTGCTCGATTCTTTGAGGCTTTTTCAAGTACGGTTGAACCATCTTTTTTATGTGATACATCCATTCCGTCACCATTACCATAGGTGCCGCGTTTATGGTTTTCACGATTAAGTTCAACACGTTTCTCAATTTGCAAAGATTGGCGGTTATAACGAGCTTGTTGTTTTAGCCGTTTTTGACGAGCTTCTGGGTTTTGTTTGTAGTAATTAGACGTACGACTTGCCATACAGCCTCTTCTGTACAAGTTCAGGGTCTACTTTTGGCATAACTGAGGCAAGTTTATCAAGGGGGTTACCGTTCATAGCAACACCACTGATATCATTTTTACTAAGCCAGTCACACGCTGCTTTAAGATCAGCAGTAGATGCTTCACCAGACTTGATTCGATTGAGCAGTTCCTGCGTAACAATGTTATGGAGTTCATTGAACATGTCCTCCGTTGCTTTCTTTTTAACCATTTCTCAATGCAATCTGGTCTAGTTTGTTCTCGATTCTGATCATGTGATCTTCCATCTTTTGAAGTGCGTGAGCGAGTTCTTGCCTAGGAACGTACTTCTCAGCAAAGCGTAGTTCAATGCCATCAATACGTTTATCGATCTCATCCATACGTGAATTAGAACGTCCGTTAACAGTAAGAACTCCACTACCTACACCAATAATGAGTGATGCTACACCCGTTATGATGGCTTCAACCATTCTTCTGATTAATAATGTTTACAAGCTTTTGGGTGTAGTTAGGATCTGTAGCGTAACCTTCAGTGACTAGCAGTTGAGCACACTCTTCTGCAGTCTTTGCACGGTTAACACCTTTATACGTCTTGTAGTCTCGATACCAACGATCCACGAGGTATGAGACACAGGTTTGAAGATCAGGGAAATCAATAAACCCAGCAGTAATCGTTACCCACTGACCATTGATAAACTCCTTAGTAGAGCGATCACTTCCTTCACCCTTAAGACCAAAGAAGTTATTCTTACCAGAAGTGTGTTTACCCCAACCACTTTCTAGTGCCCACTGTGCTGCTACAACTTCCGGGAACTTAGCACCTGCCTTAGAAGCAGCAGTGATAACTCCCTCCCAGGTGTTAGCAATGGGAGCCGTTGGTTGCGTGTTAACCATCGGACGGAAGGTCATGAACCAACCAGTACCTCGTCCTTCTACTTCCCACCGCTTGAGCCAGTTCTTCCACGTATAACGTACATCCTTACCACCAGAACCAATAGTGACATAACCACCATTAGCGTTATCCATTTCACCGTATGGATCATGGAAGACACCACAGGCACCATCATCACCAATACAAAGCATCCAATGACCACCACCACGAGGAGAGAATGACGGACCTTTATGTAGAATACCTGTACCAACTGGATAGCCAGCCTTCAGTTCTTTGAAAAGAGAATCACGTGTACCGTTCTTATAGAACGTAGCAAGGACACCATAGTCCTGACACGCTTTAATATGTGAGGTATATTCAGTTGTATCCCCGTACTTCAATACAGTACGAAGGTAATCGTCATCAGCATTACTACCGCTCAGTGCGTCTGGCTTCAGATACTTAATAGCCATGGCACAGGTGCTAGAGAAACACATCCTGTCACCATGGCGTGTTGCTGAATCAGTCTGGAGGTAATACTGCTTTACTGGCAGTATAACCATTACTTACCTCGCAGTACCTCAAAAGCTTTACGAAGCTTATCGTCTTCCTTACGATAAGGACGGGAAAGACGTGCAGCACGAACGATCATTTGAGCAACGCTGTTAGCACGTAGCTTCTTATTGAGACCGATGTACTCAGAAGTAATAAAGAGAATAAAAAAAGCCAAAGCCTCATAAGAGACCTTGGCACCAAAGATGGTAAGCATTGTTCTTAGAAAAATACTCGTACAGGATTTGCCGGCGTCACCGCATACTGCTCCCAGCCCTCTGGCAGTGGCCCCTGGTAGTTCAGGTGCCAGCCGTCAAGCACGGTGGGTGGGGTGATCACATCGCCGGTTTCGGGGTCGTATTCGCCGCCACGGGTGATGACGCCGATCACGTCCAGGCTGTGCTCGTGGCTGGCGGTGATGAACTCGCCATCCTCGTTCAGCAGGGCAGCCGCTTCCAATGCGGCCATGCCAGTGGCTTCGTCGGGGAAACGAATGAAGTGGGTCATTGGGTGATGGTCTGGAGGGTGGAGTTTGCAAAGCGCTGGGGCCAATACACCAACCGCCGGATGGTGCCGCAAAAAACTTCTGTTGATCCGACTTCAGCTCCAATTCTTGCTTGGTTTACAGAGATGGGCATTGCACCGCTTATATCCGTAACCGCAGAGCTAGAGCCAGTTGCTGCGATTGCGTAATCATCAAGCTTTACGGCTGAGGCCAATCTCCGTACAGCATTTGAAACAGCGGAGCCGTTGCTGCTCACCTGGGCAACGGTGCTGCCCCCTGATCTTACTGTTAGCTGATCTACAGTAGTTGTTGACACTAAGCCCCGCAAACTAAAACGGTTGCTTGTAGTTCCATCAGTAACGTCAATTATGGAGCGGCTGCTGACGTTTGATGCACTACCCGCCGGTAGCTGCGTCTCAGCAAACACCGTCCCCTCATCCTGCCGATACCAGGAAGAGAAGTTGCTACCACTAATGCTGGCCACGTCAGCACTACGCGTGGCGGCGGCTGTGGTGGTGGGGATGTAGCTGGTGGGGAAGGCTCCGGCTTCTAGTTGGGCGCCCCATGCAAACACTCCTTTGACGCCATCGCCGTTAGACCCATCAGCCATCGTGACATTGAGTCGCATCCCGGCAGAGGTGACCGCTGGATAGGTGACAGTCACCACGCATCGATACCAACCATTACCAACTGCAGTTGCGGATGCACTGGCTCCTGAAGCTCCGTTCAACGCCTCTGCAGCAGATGTGATCGCGCCGGTTGAGGTGTTAAATGTAGCCCTTCCGTATGGAGTGGTGTTAATTGAAGACAGGAGAACAATCTGAAATCTATCGGCTCCGGCTTCTTTGATGTAAATAGATCCTGTGACGGTTGCCCCAGATGTGATTGTGGCTCCTTGGTGATACTGGCCATCAGCACCTCCATTGGCCATGATCAACTTGTCAGCTGCTGCTGTGCCGGCAGGGGATGTTGTCGCATTGGCAGTGACGGTGCCTCTTACCGGACCCCATGCACCATTGTCAAGCTGCTCTGAGTAAAGCAGCAAATTGGTCCTCGCCTCCTCCACCAGCAGCCCCAGGCTTTCGCCGGTCGTGGGGTTGTGGTCGAAGCGCGGGGCTGAGTTGATCGTGCTAGTGGTGGGGACGTATTCACCCACAGTAGACGACTGCTCTAGTTGGGCGCCCCAGAGGTAGATGCCATAGCCGGCGATGCCCTGGTAGCTGGCCAGTCCAGTGTTGTCCGCCATGCGGATAAAAACGGAACTGGCAGACGGTGCGGCCACTGTTGTGGCAGTCACCCGACACCTATACCATCCACTTCCTACTGCCTGAATTGATGCAGTCGCTGGCGAGTTGGGGGAAAACAGGACAGTGCCAGTGCTTAGGTTGAACGTGGCTACGCGCTCAGTGTTGACCCAGTTAGCGCCAGTGCCCAGCAGGATGTCGAAACAGAACCGCTCTCCAGACTTAGCGTAGAAAGTTGCCGTGTATTGACTGTTGCCGGCCCAGCTAATTGAAGCAGAAGCAAGTGTGTGTTGACCGTTACTAGTGGTTTCAACTAGCTTCCCTGCTGTCAAAGTACCATCAGGTGCAGTGATGGAGTTTGCGGTGACTGTGGTCTCCGACTTGACCCAGTAAGCGTTGGAAATGTCGGCGCTTTGCAGCAGCAGATTCGTCGTTGCCGTCTTGATCAGCCCGTCGCTGCCGACGTAGGTGCCGCTGCTGGCGCGGGTAAAGGTGACAAGGTTCTGCCCAGTAGTGGCGTCAACTAATGACTTGTTGTCGGCAAACCGCAGGTCAAGGGATGGCCTTTCACCAGCTGCATCATAAAGCTGGTCACCAAACCCACGATGAGAAGAGTTTGCCGCCAGCTTGGTGCCTAAAAGTCTCATGATCAGGTAAGCTCAGTAACAGCCAATGAGCCGTTTACTGTGGCTCCAGATTCCCGAATAACAGCAATGTTTGCACCAAACGGTACAGCAATATCAAGACGCTCTCCGTTAGCAATGAAGTGGCTTGTAGAGGCATTAGCAGTCTGTGCTCCAACACCAACAACATAACGAATGTCACACCCACGAGCACGAATGCTGATGCGTGAGATGTTAGCAGTAAGAGCAGTACTAGCTGATGTTGCAGTAGCAGTAAGTTGACGTGCTACCGTAGGGATACCAAGCGGCTCCACATGATCAACATAGCGATTATTGTTAACATTAAATGTAGTAGACATTACTCTATTGTTCAGTGTTGATAGGTGTAGGAGTAGACCAATCTGTGAAAACTTGGCTAGTAACATAAGCTGCAAGCTCATCAGTGGTGCCTGTAGCCGTCAGGAAGGCTTCCTTATTGTTGCTTAGGGTGCGTACCTCAGCACGGCGGTCAAGCACGCTCTGAGGGGCTTGTAGGCCTGTCTCAGAAGCACGAGTGATATACCAATCAGTCTGGCTAAGAAGAGAGCCAGCAGTTTGCTTGATCTGACTAACCCACTGTTTTACAAGGTCAGCGTGATCCTTTGGGTTACCAACACCCCAATAGAAACGTTGGTCATAGGTCGGAGGATCAGGTTCTTCGGTGATACCGATAGCAGCACGTTCCTCAGGTGATGCAAGGCGAAGCCAGTTATTAGGATATTGAACCCCGTTGTGCGTAAAGGCAACATCAGGGCTGAGTGATTTACCGTTTAGAATGAACATAGTAGTTATCGAGCGCGACTGATGGTGAAGGGGTTCTCGGCAAAGGCGCAATACAGGATTGTGTTTGTGTTTCCGTTGATGTCAGCCGAACCTGCGGTGCGAATCTTGAATCCGTTTGACAGGATGTCTAAGTTGCGGTCGGGATCTGGACTTTCCGCGTTAGTGAGGTTTGGATAAAAAGGTGTATTTGTTAAGTTGTATCCGGGTCTCGATGAATCATGCAAAATCCAGTTGCCTACAGCTGATGAGTTTTTAATCATCACCCACCTCGGCCTAAACCCTGTATAAACAAACGGCCCATCTGCGCTGCCATTGCCGGTGTAGCTGCCGAAAGAAGAGTACCCGGCTACTGGGGCGAAGCAGTAGGCGACGTGATTTTTCGTGTTGCTGTTAACCCCTGATCCGCTTGACAGGGTGAAGACGGTGCTGGATGGAGCTGTAGTGTTGAACGCCGCAGCTGTTGTTGATGCTGCAGTGGTATTGAGCCCCTCAAACTGTCGAAGGCTGTCGCTGTTATGAAGGACGAACCAGTTGAGCGCCGTGTCCCTGTCTTTGACGATGATGAACCGAGGCGCTACGCCAAGGCCGTGACCGACCGTAGCCCCAGTGGTCCCGTTCCCCGTATAAGTCACCACCGAGAACCCCGCACTCGGATTCGCCCTCACCGTAGAAGTGATGGAGCCTTGTGTGTTTACAACGTTTGAAGTACCAGCGTCCCAGCACCACGCGGCGTAGGTAGCGGTATTGGTGTTGACCTGCGCCAGGGTGCCGAGCGTGAAACCGTTGCTGTTAAATGCGGTCACGCCGCCATCGGTGGTAACTTCTGCGTCAGTCGTATTCGATTCAAGCCTTGCCTGTGCGCCACGCACCGTGTCATACAGAGCATGATCAGTAGCGCCAGAGCGGCCCTTGATCCATACCAAATCAGGACTAAAACCAAGCGAACTGGTCGGCGTCAACGTGGCACCTGTGCCGGTGTAGAGCACCACATCCATCACCGTAGAAGGCTTCGTGACTACTGGGGCGGGCAGGTTTGCAGTATTGAGCGCCTTGAAGCCGCTGGGGGCGGTGTAGGCGAAGGGGCGTTGGCCGAAGTTGACTACAGCTTTATTCCAGTTATCAGAATATGCGGTGGTTTCGACCCACACTCGCCACGTCAAACCAGAATTTGTAAACGTAGCGGTTGCATTTGTGCCAGCTCCAGGATTGCCTGAACTGTACCAAGTTCCGTTTTTCCCTACCCAGAACTTACCTGCATCAAAATCAATAGACAACTGAAAGACGTCACCACTAACTGCACCAATTCCAAGGTTTGTGTTATTTGCGAGAGAAGCGGAAACGCTTGCTGTCTTAAAGGAAGCGATGTTCCCGTAATTATCACAACTAACGCCAATACAGCTAGCTTTGTCATTGTTTAAAAACGTTCCACCTGGCGACGTACTTTGCGTCCACCCAAAACTGCTTTGATTTCCTGAGCCGGAAGAAAGAACAGGAGAGCCCTCAAAGTACCATTTGCCAGTAGCTATGCCGATTGTGGAATTAGAGCCTTGAGCATATCCTGTATAGGCGGCTCCGGGAATTATTTCAAGGTTGCCATTTTTCAAATCGGCTACAGTTGCTAGGTTGGCATCTAACGGATTCAACGTCGCATAGTTCCCCCTCACCTCACCACCCACGCCTGTATCCGTCTGCGCCCCATTAGTGGGAACGTCTACGAGGCTGTCGTTGCCTGCACCAGCGGTGACCGACAGGTTATTCGGCGTCCAGTTATTCCCATTCCCACTAGTGTCCTTCCCTAATGCGGCGGCAGTTGCTGCACTGTTGTCGGCAAAGTCGAGGTGGAAGCCGTTGGTGCCGAAACTTCCGGTGTACGCCTTAGGAATCAGTTGCCCAGTAGTGGCACTGACTTCTGTGAAGCTGCTGGGGGTTAAGGCTTGGCCGTCGATGAAGTGGATGTCGGCTAGGTAGCCGGAAAGATAGTTAAATAACGTATTCCTGACGCCGACTGTATGCACGGTAGAAACCGTGTTAATTCCCATATCAAGACTTAGACTAGGGTAAGTCGGAGAGCTGTAGCTCACCTCAGAACCATTCACATACAAGCGAACGCGATTTGAGGCTGTAGCCTGTGTAGTATCTACTGCAACTACAATGTGATACCAAGCACTTAAATCGCGAAATACAGCTATAGATCGTACATCTGCAAGGTATCCGCCTGGACTAGCGTAGTAGTAATAAAAAAGTTGGTTACCGGTAAAGACAATTGTGCTGTCATTGGCTCCGCCACCACCACTGAATAGAGTTGATTCTGCTTCAGTGGCAGACAATGCGCCCCTTTTAAGCCACCCGCTCCATGTCCAGGTCTTCCTGTTCCCTGCACTCGCTGGTGTCCGCGACAGGTAGGCCGAGTCAGCGCTGTTGAAGCGGAGGCTGCGGGAGATTTGATAATCAACTTGCTGTTGCGCACCAAGCAGCATATTTTCATGAAAGACACTCATGACAATGCCTTCGTCAGGACTGCATGGATGCTGGTAGATGTCCGCACGATGTAATCAAGACGATCTACTGCATTGATAGCTGTGCTTAGGGTCGGAGCACTACCACCGGCAAAGTCCCAGTACGACCCATAGGCAAGGGTTCTAGACCCGGTGCCATCCTGAGAAATGAAGATGCTCCCGCTTTGACCAGCAACGATGTTAGTTGGGTTGGCCAGCGTGCGGTTGCCAGCCAGTGTCACTGAGAAGTTGTTGCTGTCAGCAAGGTCTGGGGTGATGGTGGCTCCATCAGTAAGTACTGTGATCTCTGCTCGTTGTCCTGCTGTAAAGGTCTGGGTAACATTAAGTTCAGCAGTACCAGGAAAGGTTTGATTACCAACAAAAGTAATCGCTCCAGTCATTGTACCACCAGTTTTAGGTAGAGCAGCGTTAGCAGTTGTTACAGCTGTATTAGAGTTAGCAAGTGCAGTGTTGGCAGTACCTGCAATACCATTTGCTGTAGCTGATGCAGCATTAGCTGTAGATATAGCGGTGTTACTGTTAGCAAGTGCCGTGTTAGCTGTCGCTTGTACAGCAGAAGCATCAGTACTTTCAGCAAAAGCACGAGTCTCTTGTGAATAATACAACACCT